ACCGCATGTGCAGTCTTACATGATGCAACGGGTAAACGAACAGCTTGGAATGAATGCTACTGTAGCTGCAGCACGTGTTATGAACTTGGCTACGGGGGCTAGATCAGAGTACGTACAGCTTGAGGCTAGTAAAGACATATTAGATCGCGCTGGCTTCAAGCCCATAGACCGTAGTCAGGTACAAGTTGCTGGGGACATTAGAGTTAGCATTGATCTGAGTTAGTGGAGGGGGGGTTAAAAAACAGGAAGACACTGTTAGCTAGTAGTCCCATACACACACGATACTGACAAAAGGCATCTTTCCTAAAATATTATTTTGGTTTAGGGGTTTGATTGAACAGGAGATTGATTTGCCACAAGAGTCTACAAAGAGTTTGTTAAAGCGTGCTAAGTCCTTGGAGTCTCGCATTCGTACTATGGAGGACGCCAGTGGTGCGTTTACACCTGCGATACCTACTAAGGGTCTTGGGTTTTTTAAGAAGAACGCGGCTCGTATTGTTAACACGTTAAAGGACATGCGGCAGGGTCAGGTTCTTAGTGGCAAGGACTACAAGCGTATGAACAAGACTTTGCTTGAGTTAGACAACAAGTTGTTTCGTCGTGGCAAGCCTCGGTAATGAGGGCAGGCGTATTAGCATCGGTATTAAGGATTCATTATGGCAACACCAGCGTGGACACGGAAGGAAGGCAAGAACCCAGCGGGGGGCTTGAACGCCAAGGGCCGAGCGGGGACGGGCATGAAGGCTCCGGTAAGAAGCGGAGACAACCCAAGAAGGGCCAGCTTCCTAGCACGAATGGGAAACATGAAGGGGCCAGAAAGGGACGAAAAAGGAAAGCCGACTCGTCTTCTTCTCAGCCTAAAGGTATGGGGAGCATCGTCCAAAGCTGACGCTAAAGCGAAGGCTAGGGCTATTAGCAAAAGGAATAAAGCAAATGCCTAGTGGTAAAGGAACTTACGGAACTAAGGTTGGTCGTCCTCCCAAGCAGAAGCCAAAGCCTAAGCCTAAAGGCAGCAAGAAGTAATGGCTGTTAATGCTGCTGGTAATTACACTAAGCCCAAGATGCGCAAGTCTTTGTTCAATAGAATAAAGGCTGCTAATGTTCAGGGTACTGCGTCTGGCAAGTGGTCGGCGCGTAAGGCTCAGTTGTTAGCAAAGAGATACAAAGCTAATGGCGGCGGTTACACATGAAGAAACCTCAGAAGTCATTATTAAATTGGGGTAAGCAGAAGTGGCGCACCAAGTCGGGCAAGAAGTCTAGTGACACTGGTGAGCGGTACTTACCTAGCAAGGCTATTGCTGCTCTTAGTGATTCTGAATATGCAGCTACAACCGCAGCTAAACGAAAGGGCAAGGCTAAGGGTAAGCAGTTTGTGGCTCAACCGAAAGCTATTGCCAGAAAAGTAAGGCAGTATCGTACATGAGTTTTATATCTACCCTTTCCCTAGCAGAGCTAGATATACTTAGGCAGATAGTTAGAAAGGTTCATCTAACGTATGTGCCGTCAGAGTTTGCCACCAACAGGGAATGCGACAAGATGATTGATGGCATGGCCCCTGAGACTGTAGATAGAATGTTGAGGTTCGGTAGACAGTACTGTGGTTGATTTTAAATACAAGCCAGACGGAGAAACGCTCAAGGCGTTTATGAAAGACCACACATTCTTTCGTGGCATTCGCGGCCCTGTAGGTTCTGGTAAGTCTGTTGGTTGCTGCATTGAGGTATTTCGCAGAGCGTTGGCGCAAGATAAGAATGCCAATGGTATTCGCAGAAGCCGCTGGGCAATCATTCGTAATACCAACCCGCAGCTTAGAACCACTACCATTAAGACTTGGCTTGATTGGTTTCCCGAAGCTGATTGGGGTAAGTTCACTTGGTCGGTTCCTTACACTCATCACATTAAGAAGGGTGACATTGATCTTGAGGTTTTGTTCTTAGCTCTTGATAGGCCAGAGGACGTTAAGAAGTTACTGTCATTAGAGCTTACTGGCATTTGGGTTAACGAAGCTAGAGAAATACCCAAGTCTATTATGGACGCGTGTACTATGCGCGTTGGTCGCTTTCCTTCTATGCGTGAGGGAGGGCCGTCTTGGACAGGAGTTATTGCAGATACCAATGCCCCAGAGGAAGATCACTGGTGGCCGATCATGTCTGGCGAGGTTCCGATTCCAGATCACATACCGCGAGAGCAAGCTAAGATGTTGGTTAAGCCTGACAACTGGGCTTTCTTTACGCAGCCTGCTGGCATGACCGAGGTTAAGAACGATGACAATGAGGTAGACGCTTACAAACCCAGTAAGAACGCAGAGAACACTAAAAACATGATGGGGTCTTATTACTCTAATCTTATTCAAGGTAAGACTAAGAGTTGGATAGATGTTTACGTTATGAATCGCTTGGGTTCTATCCAAGACGGAAAGCCGATCTATCCTATGTTTGTTACTGACACACACGTTGCTAAGGAGGAGATTCCCGTTGCCGCTGGTTATCCTTTGTATATTGGTTTGGATTTTGGTTTAACTCCTGCGGCTACTATGGGGCAGAAGGTTAGAGGAAGATGGTTGGTTCAAGATGAAGTCGTTGCGTTTGACATGGGCATCGTTAGGTTTGCGGAAGTTCTCCGTGAGCAGATTGCTACTAGATTTTCTCAGTGTTCCGAAGTTATTATTTACGGTGATCCTGCGGGTGATTTTCGGGCGCAGACCGACGAGTCTACCCCGTTTCACATACTTAGAGGTGCTGGCCTTAGGGCATTCCCCGCCCCGTCTAATTCCGTGGATTTGCGTCTTGAGTCGGTATCTTCGCAGCTTAACAAAATGACAGACGGCAAACCTGCTTTTTTAGTTGATCGTCGTTGCGCCCAGCTTATTAAAGGCTTTGAGGGCGGCTACCAGTATCGCCGCATGGAAGTGTCGGGCGAGAGATACGCAGATAAGCCTGACAAGAATATGTTTAGCCACATTCACGATGCACTGCAGTATATGTTGCTTGGCGCTGGCGAGGGTCGGGCCTTGATGAATAACCAGAAAACGGCTACTCCGTCTGTTGCTAAGAGGGACTTTGACGTATTTGCAAAGCGTAGTGGCCCCAAGCGCAGACAGGGATTGTGGGCGCGTATGTAATTGTGCGTTGCTGATCGTTCTTGATTGTGCTTATCGCTAACCAACAAAGGAGATTGCCATGTGCAAATTCATAAGCAAGACTTTTAAAAAGCTAGAGCAGGCTCAAAATAGCATACTTAAACCTCTTGGCATTAACAGTAATTTCTTTGCTGGTAAGCTGGGAAAGGGCGGCGGTGCGCCTGCTGTTGATGACGCTGCGGAAGACCTACAGGCTTTATCCGATCAGGCTAACGAAGAATTGTCAGAAGAAAAACAAAAAGCCACAGAAGATACTATTCAGCAAACTACAGCTAAACGATTTAGAAGTGGGGCGCGTGGTCGCCGCTCCTTGCTGCGTTCCAAATCTGGCGGTGGTGCTGGGTTTTATAACAGGTTTCAATTATGATAGATGATCCGATAGCCAAAGGTTACTATGAGCATTACGGTAAGGCTAAGGCTAAGCGTGAGAACTTTATACCTTTGTTTGAAGAATGCTATGAGTATTCTCTTCCCCAGCGTGAGTCATTTTATTATGAAAACGTAGGTCAAAGACGCGATGATAAAATCTTTGACGAGACTGCGGTTGTTGGTGTGCAAGAGTTTGCGTCCCGATTGCAGTCGGGCATTGTTCCTAACTTTGCGCGTTGGGCTGATCTAACCGCTGGCTCCGAGGTTCCTAAAGAACAGCGTGACGCCGTGAACAATGATCTTGATGAAGTCACCGACTATGTGTTTGAGGTTTTGCAGAACTCTAACTTCTCACAAGAAGTGCACGAATCCTTTATGGACTTAGCTGTAGGCACTGGCATTCTTGTTGCAGAAGAAGGCGATGCAATTAATCCGGTACGTTTCTCTGCTATTCCTCTACCTCACGTTGTGCTAGACACTGGCCCCGATGACCGGATAGATCACATCTACCGTGAGAGGAAAGGCATTAGATACAATCAACTACAGGTTTTATACCCTGATGCTGAACTAAATGAGCAGATTCAAAACCGCATGGGTAACGGCGGCAATGACACAACAACTGTACTTGAGTTGGTTTGTCGTGATTACTCTCGCAGGAATGAAGAAGTGTATATGAGTTACGCTTACTGCATGACTACTGAAAGCGTGATCTACAAGCGTGAGCTTAAAGGTAATGGCGCTAATCCATTCATCTGTTTCCGTTGGTCTAAGTGTGCTGGAGAAGTCTATGGTCGTGGCCCTCTTATCAATGCACTGTCTGCTATCAAGACAACCAACCTAACCATTGAGTTAATCCTAGAGAATGCACAGATGGCTATCTCTGGCGTGTATCAAATGGATGATGATGGTGTCATAAACCCCGATACTATATCCTTAGTGCCGGGGTCTATTATACCAAAGGCTATTGGTTCCAATGGGTTACAGCCTGTTGCTGCTGCTGGTAGCTTTGATGTAGCTCAACTTATACTTTCGGATATGCGTTTAAATATTAAACGTGCGCTCTACAATGACATGCTGGGCAACCCTGATAAAACTCCTGCATCTGCTACTGAGGTTGCGGAACGTATGGCTGATCTATCGCGGCGTATGGGTTCTGCGTTTGGCAGACTACAAGCTGAATTGGTGCAGCCAGTATTGCAGCGCGTTATCTACATCCTTAAAAAGCAGGGCCGCATTGAAATACCAAATGTTAATGGCCGTGAGATTAAGATTAGGTCTATCTCTCCGCTTGCACAAGCACAGGCTAACGCAGATATATCATCTGTTGGTCGGTTTCTTGAGATGGTTCTTGGCACCTTTGGGCCAGAGGTTCTTAATCTACTAATCAATTCAGAGGAAACAGCGGCGCACCTTGCTAAGAAATTTGGTGTACCTGACGGGTTGATTCGTGATCCCGAAGAACGTAAGCAGATAGTTGCAATGGCGCAGCAAATGCAAATGCAGCAACAACAGCAGATGCAAGAGCAACCGCCA